CGACGCGAGCCGATGCGCTTGCGTCGTTTGTCGTTGTACGCGTAGTCGATCGGTCGAACCGCTACGCGTACGGCATCGGGAACGCGATCCCGGCAACCGGCGACATGGGGGGGAGGGGTCACACAAACCCCCCTCCCAACGAACATACCCTCTGGGAACTTCGGTTAGGCAAAAACCCGAACGCTCTAACATGACCCCCGTGTATGTGAAATTTCGGCCTCCGAAACTCGCCGTTGCAGACTTGTTGCACAACTGTTGTCGAAATGTTGTTGACAAATAGGCCATGTTGCAGACAAGTTGTAGACTGTGGGATCGCAAGTTTTCTTGCGATCGGTACGGTGTGTTTATGGAAGTGACTCAACAGCAATGGAATTACGCGCGTGCGATTGCGAGAGCGGTCATGCGTGGTGGTGCTGTTGACATTGAGGACCACGAGGACTTGGCGCAGGAGGCTTGGATTTCTTTTCTGCGGACGGGCAAGGATCCGTGTTACATGCCTCGCAAGCTGAAGTTTCTGTACGCCACGGCTTGTCGGGATTTGGTTCGTCGTGGTCGGAATGAGTCTCTTGAGGACTTCGATAGTTCTGCTGGCTATTGGGTGCGGAATGAGGCTCAGGAGCATGAGGAGATGTTGGAGGTCTTGCGGGGGCTTGGATTGTCTGATGTCTCGTTAGGTGTCTTTGAGGGATTGGCTCATGGGTTGACGCGCAAGCAAATTGCGGCACGATTGGACATAACAGTTGCCACGGTCGGTTGGATCGTGAAACGCTGGGCAGACCACGTTGCCGAAGGGGTGCGTCATGTGGGACGATCTGGAGGGGATCATTCGAGTGTCGCGAGAAGCGTTGGAGGAGAGCGATGAGTGGCGTGGAAGATCTCACACCGCAGGAGTTCTGGTACGGGTGTCAGGAGGCCGCACATTGGTTTGTGCCTTATGTGTTGGGCTTCGAGAACGCCGGCTTGCATGACGAGCTGCAATGGCATTTGGATGCGCACGACAATGCGTATTGCGAGATGCCTCGTGGGCATGGCAAGACGAACCAGATGGTTGGTCGTGTGTGCTGGGAGATCGGGAAGAACCCGCACATTCGGGTGAAGATTGTCGGCTCGTCTGACGATGAGGCGACGAAGACGGTCACGTTGATTCGCAAGGTGATTCAGTCGGACGAGTACCGGAGTGTGTTTCCTGCGATTGAGCCTGACAAGGACTCGTCTTGGGGGAACACGGCGTTCACGGTGAAGCGCAGCAAGTTCATGCGCGACCCGACTGTGGAAGCGGTGTCTGTGTTCGGTCGCGCTGGTGGTCGTTCGGATCTTTTGATTGCGGACGATATTTGCGATCTGCGGAATGCCGTGCAGCAGCCTGCTATGCGTGAACAGGTGAAGGAAGCCTGGACAACGATTTGGTTGCCCACGTTGGATCGCTCTGGCGAGAAGCCGCGCGTGTGGAAGTTCGGAACGCCGTATCACGTTGCCGACATCACGTCGGAGTGGCGGACGTATCACGAGGACCGTGGTGGCTTGTTCCGCAAGCCTGTGCGCGGGTATGACAGCCCGTGGCACGAGGTGTACACGGCGGAGATGATGCAGGACTTGAGGGCGCAGTACGGGCCGATCGCGTATGCGCGCGCTTATGAGCTTTCGCCTGTGTCGAGCGACCAGTTGGTGTTTGACCATTGGTGGTTGGATCGCGCGTTCTACGAGGGCGAAGTGCCGGATTTTGTGCGCGTGACGGGACAAGCGATCGCGGCGACCGACTTCGCGTTCAGCGACAAGACGGTGAAGAAGGGGAATCCCGACTACTCGGTGTTGGTCACGGGCTGGCGATCGATGGATGGCTTCTGCTACATCGATAAGGTCATTCGCGCGCGTGTGCCGTTCCCTGAATGGCTGCGCATTTGCTCGCGTGAATGCAGGGCTTCGGGAATTAGCGTGTTGATGGCTGAAGGCAACGGTCCGCAGGCTGGTCTCGTGCAGCAGTTGTCGATGTCTTGCGAGACCACGAGTGTCGTTCCGCTCGTTCGCACGAAAGACAAGCTGTCGCGTGCGAGCGAGAAGCAGTCGTTTGTCGAGACAGGTAAGCTGCGTCTTCGCGGCGAGAAGGGCAAAGTCTCGCGCGAACACGCGGTGCTGTACGAGGAAATGACTACGTTTCCTGCCGGCGATCACGACGATTGCGTCGATGCCGTAGTAGATCTCATGGAGGCTTGCATGCGGGCTGGATATGGCCTGACCGCGAAGCCTGAACTGACCAAGTCAAGCAAGAACAGGCTTTGGAGGCTTTATGGATGAACTTTTGGATATCCCCTCGGGCGACGAGAAGGCGAAATTGCCAGCGGCAATGACGCGCCCCGTCGCAATGCCGATTGAAATGCAACGGACGTACTTCGCGAGTGTCGCGAAGATGCTCCGCAATCCATCGCTGGCGTACCGTAAAGACCGCCAGTTGATGAAACAGATGCGCAACGACCCCGACTGCATGGGGCCGCTGACGCAGTTGCAAGTGTCGATCGCTGGTCTTGAGTGGCAAATCAAGCCATTCGACTCTCGCGATCCAATGCAAGAAGAGATCGCTGAAAGAACGCAAGAGATCTTCTCGCGCATTCCGCGCTTCGCGGATCTAGTGCGTCACTTGCTCGACGCTGTGTGGTACGGGTCGAGCGCTGCGAACTTGATCTACGCGCGCCGGTCTGACGGCAGCGTGGCTGTCAGCGATTGGCTTCCGTTTCACCCTGACACGATCACGGTGAATCTTGAGGGCGAGCCTGCGATTCGTGTCGGTCCGCGCTACTACGCAGACATGGACGGAACAGGCGGCTCGACGCAGCAGGGTTTCGATTCGCGCGTCCACGTTCTCACGCCTATTGAACGTCGTGCTGTCGTGTGGCATCGCTACATGGTGCAAGGGCCAGACTTCGATGATCCGTACGAGACTGCGTATGCGTTCCTCGGCAAGGGTGTGCGCGACACCGTGTGGTGGTACTGGAACTTGAAGCAAGCCGTGCTTCAGAACTGGGCGACGTACGCGGAGCGTTACGCGCAAGGCATTCGCGTTGGCTATTACCCGATGGCGCAGAAGGGCGGCAAGGAGGAGATGGAAGAGATCCTCCGCAACCTCGTCGGCGACGTGAGCGCTGTTGTTCCGCGCTCTACGCCCGGCCAGAAGGACTACGAGATTGAGATCAAGGAACCGGGCGCGGCTCGCGCGCAAGTGTTTGCTGATCTCTGCGAGTGGCTCGCCAAGAACATCAAGGAACTCATCGTCGGTCAGAGCGCAACGAGTGAGGCTGTCTCGACGGGTATCGGATCGAACGTCGCGAGCCAACATCAGAAGACGTTCACGCGGCAGATGAAGTTTGTCGCTGAAGGCTTGAGCGAAACGATCACGCAGCAACTCGTGCGCGAAGTCGTGGACATGAACTTTGGGCCTCAAGAGAACTATCCGAAGTTTGAGTTCTCCGTCGAGAGTCCAGAGATGGAGAAGAAGCTCGAAGCAATTCGCATCTTCGTCAATGAACTTGGTGGCACAGTCAGCGAAGCAGAAACGCGCAAGATGCTCGGTCTCGCGATTCCTGACATCGATGAGCCTGTGCTTACTGGCAAGATCAAAGATGTCATGCCGGAGATCGCGGACGAGGATGCGTTCAAAGACGATGTCGATCAGGACTTCGTCGGTGACGAGCCGAAGGTTCTGTCTGCGAAGCAAGCGTTCTCTCGCATGTCAGAGAAAGAACTTCGTCGCGAAGCAGTACGTCGCCGCCGACGCGGTAGGCAGAAGGGCAACTGCGGCAATGGCTTCGGTGGATTCACCGATGGAAACGGTTGCGCTTCCGGCAATCACGATTACCCAGCGGAACGCAAGAGTCCGACAAAGAAGCGCAATGCGCGCGAGATCGGTGATTGCGTGATTGCGAAGCATCGCGTGTTGATTGACGAGGGCTACGCTGATGATCAAGCGTGGGCCATCGCATACGACATGTGCGGCAAGACGGAGAATCGTCGCTTGCCACAACATTGGGATGACACGAAGTCTGCGCTGAATCGCGTCGAAGAACTCGTGCAAGATGGCTTGAGCGTTGAGCAAGCGGTGATGGTGACCGATCGCGAATCGCTCAAAACAAAGGACTTTGCGAAAGACGAGAAGAAGGGCGAGAAGGAAACTTTCGAGGACGGTTTTACGCCGCCTGAAAGTGTCGCGAAGAACGCGCGACGCGCGCTCGAAGTGCGCGAAACGAAGCCTGAATCAGAGCGTGGCATGACGAGTGTTGGTCTTGCTCGCGCGCGTGATCTCGCGAATCGCAAGAGTCTGAGCGAAGAAACTGTGCGCCGCATGGTGAAGTACTTCACGCGCCATCAATCCGACAAGAAGGGCCAGACTTGGGACGAACAAGGCAAGGGCTGGCAAGCGTGGAACGGATGGGGCGGCGATGCCGGCTGGACGTGGGCGCGCGGAATCGTTGAGCGTCTCGATTC